ATTCAAGCATTATAAGGTCAAGAAGATCATTTGTAATACCCGAACGAAAGTACTTATGCTCATTTCCTTCACTATCGTTATATTTTAATTTATTTCCGTCTTTTATTAAAACACCTTTAGCTTCAAATAAATTTATTAATCTATCTTTATCATAATTTAAAGTCAAATTTAATACTTGCCAACCTTTTGATGGACCAGATTTAATTATCCATTTCTTAGGAATTCCTCGCCCCATAGCTTGATAACTCAAATTCATTTTTTCACAAAATTTAGCAAATTCCCCAATTACTCGATATATCCGGTAATTGCTATCTACAAATAAGTACATCCTAGCATTTGGATTGTCTACACCAATACATTTACCTTTATTTGCATTACTGATCCTCTTCTTAGATTCAGTTGAATGTTTCTTACCATAAAATGGGTTATTAGTACCAGTCGTACGTTCACTTAATTTTTGTTTTTGATCAATACTTAATTTTCTCAATTTATGATATGGCCTACTATTATTATAACTTTCTCTATATTTGTTGATCACATTAATAGCATTGTCACCATATCTTTCTATATATGATTTTCCTTTTTGTGAAGGTGGCCTATTATCAATACATAAATTAGTTAATATCCCATCATAGTCAAAGCGTTTCCTACCATATTTTATAATAAGATCCGCTTCGAAGTCATACGCTGCAATTTCATCATCAGTATAATAAACATATTCTATTTCGGGTATTAAATTTTCTGCTAAAATTTGTTTGATTACAGAATCCTTATATGGATTTTCAGTACGTTTGCCATCTTGAATTCTTTTAGTATGACTATCTGCCCTTTCTCCTTGACCTTTTCCAACATAAAATGGTAAACCCGACCTAGGATCTTTTAAAATATACACATAATACATGTTATTAATCAAACATCACTGTCATCTATTGGGATATCAATTGGGATATTAGGCAATTTATTTTCATCCCATTCAAGCATTATAAGATCAAGTAGATCATTTGGTATCTGCGATTCGAAATATTTGTGTTCAGTTCCTTCACTATCATGATATTTCAATTTATTTCCATCTTTAATTAATACACCTTTATTTTTAAACAAATCAATTAATCCACTAAAAGGATTCATACCAGTTGTCCAAGGGATTTTAATTTCAACTGATTCAAATGGTTTGTTAAATCTAGTCTTCATAATCTTGCATAGTGCTCTGATACCGTTAACGGTTGTAGTCTTCTTACCGTCTTCGTCTTCTTTTAGCTTAAGCTTACGCATTGCTACAACAATAGAACTTGCATAGATGAAGCCTTGACCACCAGATATCTTGTCGTCTGGATCGAACATATCCTGCGACGCATAACTGTGATTAGTTACAACCAATCCAACATCATACTCACCAAACATGTTAACACAATTACGAACCAACGCTGTTAATGCTTTGGGCTTTCTACCCATGTCACCCTTAAGGTCACCAGCTTCAAACTGATTAACGTCAGTTGGAGTCATCAACATTCCTAAACTATCTAGTACGAACAATACCTTTGGTCTGTCTACAGGATCAGTCTTATCAAATCTTGCTTTATAGTCCTTCATAAAATCGCTAATAAGCTTAGCAACGTCGTCAATCATAGCCATATTAACTTTAAGTAATTTGTCGTCATCAGTGCTAACGCCCAACGGCTGTAACCAATTTTCGTCAAGTGCATTTTCTGAGTCAATAATGATAGGAAATATACCAGATGCTTGAGCATTTCTGACAATATTTCCTGCGCAAATAAAGCTTTTACCACTACCAGACTGGCCGGCAAACATAGTAACCTTACCTAGCGGTATACCTTTAGTGAAGTCTCCGCTTATTGCATAATTAAGCGCGTAATTACCACTATCAATCCATGTACTTGGATCATGAAACCCAACACTTAGACCTGGTATAGCCTTAGTAATGTCTTTTCTAAAACGAGATATATCGTACGGCCTCATTGTATTTTTCCTTTCAAATATACTTTGTCATTATAATAGAAAATAGGAGAATTGTTGAATTCTCCTATTAAGTTTCAAGTAATTTTACTTGGTTCCTTGGCGTCTACGAATCGCTGCTAAGATCTCCTCTGGGGTATTCATCTTAGCTTTCTCAGTGCCTGCCGCTGGTATAACATTTGGTTCAAATGGTGGATCATTGTCATCAACCTTTGCTGCCTTAGTAACCTTGCTCATAACACTAGCTGCAGTTACAGTTGGTGTTGTCTTAGGTACATGAGTACTGGTATTAGCTGTTGCATTGTCAGCATTCTCATTCCTAAACCCCGATGGCTTGAAGAATTCGCCCCATCGTTCTGTATCATACAACTCTTCATTGACACTGGCATGGAATAGTTCCATAATAACTTTAAGTGCAGTATCATCTGGCTTCTTTGGTAGAAACTGACTTAGGTTGTAAAGACCAAACTTTTCAATCGCTGCATTTTCATCGTCACTTAGAGGACGTTCTTTCATACTCCAACTTGAACTCTGATAATTTGCATAACCACCCTTAGTTGTCTTACTAAGATAGAAGTCACGTCCATGGACATAATCCGTTGGAGTATATTCTAAGTCCTGACGCATCAAGATAGTCTTGATAATATCATATATAGATGAAGTAATCATCAATCGTCTAATTGGATTTTCTGGAGTCTGATCTTGTGGGTTTGGATTCTGTCCTACAACAGTTCCTTGGAACAGGTAGCTTTTCTTCTTCCAATACTTACGTGCAAGTTCTTCTAGTGAAGGATCCTTCCACCATGGACGAGTTTCTGCTAAGATTGGACAACTATTTGGTTTCCACATATCCATACAAGGAACTTGTACTTCTACTGGCTTACTATCTGATTGTCCTTTGACACCAGAGAATGGTAGCTTAATTATTAATCGCTCTACCCAAAAAAAGTCATTTGACTCATCTGCATCTGGGAAAAAGCGTAATGCTACTGTACTACCCTCTGGATTGTTCCAGAATGGGTAAATTGCGCTATCACCAGTAAATGTACCGTTCTTTGCGCGGTCTTTCTTATCTTGTTGAGCTTGAAGTTTTGCTTGAATGTCTCGTAAATTTAAAGCCATTGAGAGTGTCTCCTTTATTGAATTCTGTACGGATTTAAGATAAACAATAGTAAATTACTACTGTTTAACACTTATATTTATACTAAAATACCAATCTAAGGTCAAGTAAATAATGAAAAAAATTAAGAAAAATTATATCCCACTAAGCTGTCTAATTCTGCTTAGATTAAAATTTATTGTTTCATTTAATTCTGTATTTACATTGGCACTTTTCTCTATTGCATTTAGCTCTGGCCAATGTACTCCAGTAACTTTTAATGCATATATCAATGGTAAAGCTATTGATGGCGATAAGTGATATTTTATTTGCGTTAGTATATAATGTATTACTTTTTGTTTTTCTGTATCTAAATCATTTGCCAATTCTTGATTAGGTTTCGGAGGAAACCTAATGCCAGTTAATCTCATAAATTTAAGAATGGTACTATCCAGGTAAATACCATTTACCCAATATGATCTACGACCATTTGATTGCATAACAGCTGGCCCATCTATTCTATGGCGCTTGCCATGTTTACTCCATTCTTTGGTACCAGCTTTAGTAATTCTAGCAGGTCCATCTTCTCTATGAAGTTCACCTTCATCATCATACCATTCTTGAGCACCATCATGACTTGTCAATGGTTCAGTATCTTCAGTTAATTGTCCGTTGGACTCAACACTGTCAACAACAGGTGGATTATTAATATCTTTAATAACTTTTACTACCCATTGAATATCAATTGGATTTGGAGCGGTACCGGCATCCACGTCGTTTGCCATTCCAGTTACTCTGTCTATATGTTCTTGGTCGCCAAGCTTGTCTATCAATATTTTTAGCATTGGACTTAACCAAGTTGGACATGCATTATTATTACCTTCTACAGGAGCTTGGACTCTAATAATATAATTTGCGGCTGTATTCAAACAACCCATATCATCTTCAGTAAGTCCTTCACAGTCGGTAAGAAGTTGCTTACCACTGTCAGCTTTATCCTTTACTTTATCAGCAGTATTCTTAGCTATAATGTCACCGGCTGAATGATATCCTCTATTACCACTTATACGCTTCAAACCAAAATTAATGGTCTTCATTGCTTCTCTAGCATGTAATGCTTGATCATGGTTACCACCTTTGCGCAATAATTTACCAGCACGCTTAAGTTGCATATAATCTTCACTCATTTCAGAGATACCTTTAGCAATATCATCATTGACATTACCACCTTCGCTTAAATGTCTTGCTAATGCTCTTGCACCTGCTATATGAGCTCTTGGATAAATGAAACGCTCACCTTCTTTAGTTTCAATGAATACACTTCTAATCTTGCGCCAACGACTACCTTGTTTACTTTCGTCAATAGGATCACTGTGCCTAACGATTATCTTGCTTCTACCTACATTCTGAAAACTACTCTTGGTTGTTCCGTATACTTTACCGATATCACGACTTTCAGTTACTTTTTCTATAGGATCATCTTTAAGTGTAATCGCACTTCCAAATGGTGTCCAGTTGATCTTCAAACCTTCAACATCACCTAGATTCTTTTGAATGCTGTTCTTTAATGCTGTTATAGTTTCAAAGTCGGCATCATCAACACTCTTAGGTGTTCTAAAATCTAAATGACTATATGCATCTTCATCATGCAATCCAATTAATATATTAAATGTTTGTAATTTTGGATTTTTACTCTTAACAGATGCTAAAAATCTAATAGCATCATGTGGATCTATTGTAGTCTTACCAGTGTCATCCCACATCTGTATACCGTATCCTGATGACGATAAGATTCCATAGATTTTGTCACCTACTATTTCCCATGAAAAGGACATTATATTACCTCAATTATTTTGCTATATAATATTTAGCATTAATTCAATTGTCCTATAATGATTCACGCATTTCATGTTTCATTGCATTAGTTGCTCGCCGTTTTGCTTTACATTCTTCCGATTGTCGTGGCCTAACATATCCATTTGCTATTTTATTTTTCCAAGCTAAACTTTTCAATTTTTTATCTTCTTCTGTAGAAGGTTTGCCTGGTTTACCTTTAAGTGGAGAAACAAAATTTCCTTCTAATTTGCGATTCTCATACATCAATAATCTGGCATCTAATTGTTCTTGAGTCAATTTTCTGCCTTTATTGCCATGAACATAATTTGGATCTAATTGATTCAATTCTCTTGTAAGTTGTCGTTTTGTTATACTTTCTTCTGAAAGTTTTTTACCTACCATATGATGCACAAAATTCGGATCAGCTAATTTTTTAGCTACAGTTTCTTTTTGATTTGCAATCTCATCTGCAGATCGTTTGCGACCTTTATTGTAATGCCCTAATCCACTAGCAATTCTGGCAGCCAATAATGATTCACGCCGTTGTCTCTCTTCTATTGTCCATTTGCGACCACTAGCCCCTTCACCACCTTCGGTTAAATTTCTTAGTGTTCCGGTTCCTAAATCTATTCTGCCATATTTAAGTATTAAATTTTTCTCTATTTGTAACGCATCAGATTCATCTAAATCATCATGCAATATGACTATCAAATTAATATTAGTAGGAGGTTTAATTCTATGTTGCCTACTCCATGCGCGCTTCCCAAATCCTTTTCCTATGTAATACATAGTTTGGACTAAACCATCATGATTATCGTGTCTTATATAGGCGTATACGTAATATCTTTTAGGGATTGTGATCATAATATATTTATATTACGATACACCTTATCGCCGATATAACATTATTATATATCTGCTTGCTGCTGTAATAGTCTGACATGATTTAATTGTTCTTTTGCTTTATTAATTCGTTTAATTAAATCAGAATCATTATCTATATCTAACGTATCGTCATTTACGAAAATATTAATGTCGGATTCGAATTCAGTTAGGTCGTTATCATAATGGTTTATGTTTAATCCAAATTTCTGTAATCTTTTCATAAATTCTATTGAATTTATAAGATACTTATACCTTCGTGTAAAGGTAGTTTTAATACCTTTAAGTCTAATTGAAATTTTATTTTCTATTTTCATAACATCCTAAAACCCAAAACTTATGGGCATTGGGTCACTATGTGGTTCATCACCAAAATCATCTTTAAGTAAGTGCTCGATGTTTTCATCCCAGCGAGTAACCATCATCATCATTCTTATGCATAATAATGACGCCATAATACAATCATCATTT